GTCAGCTTTTGTGAAGAAGGAGACTGGCGTGAAGCCCTCCGATCCACGCAACATCTCTAGCGGTGAGCCCAAGTCCGATCTTGACTACGCTGCTTACATGTATGCGTTTCACAACGAGGTCATGAAACACCAGGAATGGTATGCCTTCGCAAAGACGCCCAAGGAGTGTGCTGAACGCATTGCTGAGGTGCTTAAGGATGCTGCCCATGCAGTTTGTGCTGATGGGTCTAGGTTCGACGCGCACGTTAAGCGGTATGCACGTATATTGGAGAGAATATGTTTCCTCCGATTCTTTAAGCCTGGTTATCATGCCCGAGCTAATGAAGTCCTAGATACCCAGATTGGCCTCTCAGGAACCACCACCGAGGGAAGGAAGTACCAATCTGGCTACAGCCGTGGGTCCGGCTCAATGGAGACCTCTGACTTTAACTCAGTTCTCACTTCCTTCATTGATTATTGTGCGTGGAGAAACACAACGATTGATGGGGTTAAATGTTCACCAGCCTTGGCTTGGTCTAAGTTGGGCATTTATGGTGGGGACGATAGTCTCGCGGGTGCAGTCGATCCTGACGCACTCAAGCGCAGCTCTGAGCTGATGGGCCAAGACTATGAAGTTATTGTCATACCTCGGGGGGAGGTTGGCGTTGAGTTTCTCAATCGCCAATTTGGACCTGAGATTTGGAATGGGGACATTAACTCCATGGCCAACCCAGCCAGATTGCTCAGCAAGCTCTGGACTGGACCTGCAGTGCTCCACAATCCGCTGCAGCGCTTCGCCGAACGAGCGTCTGGTTACTATAGGATGGATGGCAATTCACCTGTGATTGGACCTATCACGGCTGTTGCCCATGCCCTGCTTGGTGAGCGCATGGAAGGAGTGTTAATGCCTTGGGATGGCAAACTCGCTAAGGAGTCAAATTGGCCTAATGAGGACAATGGCTGGATGAACGACTGTTTTATGCGGTTCATTCCTGACTTCGATCATGACAGATTCAATACTTGGATCGAGTCTGTGTTTCAATCTGGAGATGCTTCACAGCTTCTCTGTGCAACAATGTGCACGCCAGTTGCGCCTGAACAGCCTCTCCCGAAGCAGTCATGTGTGATTGGTGATGTCCTGCACATCATCACGCCTAAGAAGGAGGAAGTTGCATCCCCTATCGAAGGCGCGACTGGTACCGACGCCGAGAGTACCACTGCCCCTTGTTCAACGGGGCACCAGTAGACTAAACCTGAACCT